CCTTGCTGTGACCCGTATGGGCCGGCCCCCCTAGGGAGGACCCGAAGCGCCGGCCAAGCCACTGGCTGCGCCGTTACGGTGCCGATTCAGTCGCCAAGTCCATACGCTGCCGATTGGTTTATATCGCTTCTTACGGTGGTCGCGGCGATAGACCTCCTCAGCCGCCGAGATGCACCACGCACACAGGGCTGATCGTTGCGCCGCGGTGGCCCCCGCCATCGCCGCGTTGATCACGCTGGAGATTTCGCCCTGCTCAGTTGCCCGGAACTGCCGCATGCTCAGACCCCGGCCGTCCCGCGCCTTCAGCGACTCGGTGGACTCAAACTGGGCGGTCGGGTAAAGCCGCGCGTAGACTGCCAGCGTCAGCGGGTCGACGGCGTTGAGGGTGGGGGTTCTGGCGTTACCTGTCGGCAGCGGGGCGGCATCGACACACTCAATCTCAATCTCACGAGCCAGCCCGCCCTGGCTTGCCACTGCCATGGGGTCGGCCCCGGTCGGCTCAATCGGCTCCTCGGCTATCGGCTGGCTCGTCCCCGTGCTCTGGCTCGCGGCCGTGCTCTGGCTCGTGGTCTCGCCCTCGCGCGCCCGCGCCTGCGTGTCTTGTCCATTGCCGACCTTGCCGATTCTTTTCTCTTTTGGCGCGGCCGATTCTTGCCCTGCCGATTGCTCTGGGCCTTTCTCTTGCTCTTGCTCTTGCTCTTGGGGGTTGTCATCGGCATGCCCATCGGCGTACCCCGCGCCGCTGGCGCCGTCTCTTGGCGGTCCGCACGCATCAGGTAGCCCGCTCACAGGCGGAGTGAACTCGACGCCCGTTCCGCGTTGCCGCGCTGTCCCTGGTGCCTGTCCGCCCTCCTGGCGGTTGTCGCGATTCACCTGGCGACCGGGGGGTGTCCCCGGCTCCCCCGGCCCACCACAGGCCGGTCCCAGCCGGTCGTCGCCGGCGTTAGGCGTGTGAGCGGCCCTGGCTGCCGCCCTGGCGTCGATCGGCGTCCCGACCGGCTCGCAGGGCGACTGCTCGACAAATGCGATCCTGGGGCCGCTGAGCTTTCGCAGGGCGGCCTGCATTTGACGGGTAGTCACACCGACTGCCACGGCGATTTCGACTGGGCCCGCCGGGTGCCCGAGGTGATCGACCAGCCGCCCGCCGAACCTATCGGCGCATGCGGCCATGCGCAGGAGTTGCGTGGCGATGCCGAGCAGCTCCTGCCCGCCGGCGGCGCGAATCGCCGCCAGTTGCTTGTCGACGAAGGTCCCTTTCGCGGTCGTGGGGCCGCACCAGAGTTTGACGTATTGCATCGGGTACATCATCGCGTACCGCTCGGCATCGCTGCCTGGCTCGGTTGGCACCGCGTACAAGGGCCGCCACTTGCATATCCGCCAGCACAGGCTGTCGGGCTTGCCTATGGTGCCCCTTCGCAAGGCGAGTCCGGTCCGTGGCGGAACCTTATGACGGGGGGCCGTGGCCGCGCGGCGTTTCCGCTTCGGCTCGGTGTCTCTCGTGGCTGGTTTTGCTCGACGCCTGTTGGCCATCCGTGTCCGGTTCCCTGCTGGTCCGTCATGGGTTGCACATAATGCTGCCCGGCCGGCGGGGTCCTTGGTGTACGGGCTTTGTTGCAGCCGCCCGATATCCGGTGTGCCCGCCGGCCAGGGTCAGCCCCGGCTCATAGGTCGTCGCCGGCCCGGTCGTCGTCGAGGAACGCCTCGCGGTCGGCGGCCACAGCCGCATCTTCTCGAAGCTGGTCGATCCGCTTGGCGACCGCCGCGCGTCGCCAGTCGCCCTTGAGGCCCTTTGCCTTGGCCTCCTTCAGGAACGCCAGGTCCGCGCACCGCTCTATCGCCGGCTCGGCCTCGGCCCTCTTGCCCGAGACGATGGCGTTCCGCATCCGTTCGTGGAAGTCGCCGGGTGTGGCGCAGCCAACGGGGCAGCCGTGGCAATCCCGCGTGCAGAAGAAGTTCGCCGCCGGCTTGGCATCCTCGTCTTTCTCTCCCTCTGCGTGCTCTGCGTGCTCTGCGTTGGTCCCTTGCCGTTTCTTCGGCTTCCCGGCTACCGCCTTAGCGGCGGCGTACTTCGGCAATTGTCCACTGTCGACTTCCGCCGTTGGGCGGACCGGCACTTCCAGTCCGCACGCCTTGGCCAGCCGCTCCAGGTCGCCGATGATCGCGATTTCCGCCGCCGGAAGCGGCACGTTGCGTTCTGTGCCGACGTATTCGAGGCCCGGCGCATCCGCCAGCACGCCGCCGATCGCGACGTTCCACCAGGCGGCGTGGTCGGCATCGGAGATCCCCGCGCCCAGCACATCATCGATTGCGGGCCGGTTTCCCCGCGGCAACACGTAATCGTAATAGTCGGCGCAAAGCCCCATCGCCCAGATCACCATCTCGGCCACGTTGCGGCAGTCGCTCTCGGCGCCGGTTCGCCCCTCGGCAATCGCCGTCCCGATCATCTCGCCCAGTGCCACGCCGTGTTTGTGCAGCGCCACCGCCAGCCGCTGCTCGGGCGTTTCGGGGAATCGTTTTTTCGCCGCATTGGCGCGTTTCTCTCTCGCCTCCCAGCTCTCACCACGTCCACCGACGCCGCCTCGTTCGCCGCTTTTCTTGGCCTTGGCGGCGCACGCCGGGCACATGCCGGCGCCGTCGACCATGATGAGCTGCTGGCCCGATGCCAGGACCTTGGCGCAGCCGTCGGCCGCGCACACGGCGAGTCCGGCGGACTTCGCCTTGGTGATCGCCCTCTTCTGCTCGGCCTCGATCTGCTTCTTCCTGGCCGCCCGCTCTTTGTCCCACGCGGTCCGCTTGGCCTCATAGCATTCCTCGTTGGTGCAGTGGCCCTTCTTGGCGGAGCCTTGCGGCTCGATGCCCTCGAAGAGCTTCGGCTGGTCGCTGTAGGTCAGCGTGTTGTCCGGGCAGCCGGCGCAGGCCCGCCTGCCGGCGTACTGCTCATCCTTCGGCCAGCCGCAGGCTGCCATGCCCCGCATGCATCGCCCGACCTCGGCGCGGAGCGACTCCATCGGCTCGACAAAATCGCGGTCGTCGACATCCTGCTCCGCGTCGGTCACGAGCTTGCCGCCGCGCCACCTGCCCGCGGCTCGGGTCCGCCATACCCCCGGCGATGATTCCCAGACCAGCCGCGTGGCGTTCCCGGCCAGTCCGATCTGCCTGGCCGGATCTCCGACTCGGGCGATGAGTTCCGCCTGCTGTACGGGCAGCCTTCCGCTGGCCGCGAGTTCCGCCACGCTCGGGCAGAGTCTTCGCAGGGCCAGGTGGCGGCGGACGTGGTCGTCGCTGACGTGTGCGCCCTCTGCGATCTCTCGCACGCTCAGGCCGGCGTCGGCGGCCTGGCCGTAGGCCCCGGCCAGTTCGATGTGGTTCAGGTCCAGCCGTTGTACGTTCTCGGCCAGCCGGGCCCTCGCCTCCCACAGGTCGGTAGCGCCGTCGCCGGCGTAGACGCGGGCCTCGATGTACTTCTCGCCGGCCCGCCTGGCCGCCTCCAGTCGTCGGTGTCCGGCGATGAGCCTCAGCTCGTTGCCGGCCTGCCGCACGATGATCGGCTGGAGTTGGCCGAGCTCGCGGATGGAGTCCTGGAGGCCCGGCAGCGTATCTTCGCCGATTGCGGTCCGCAGGTTGCGGCCGGCGTCGATCGAGCCGATCTCGACTAGCGTCAGGTCCGCGTGCGGGGGGCGGGCGGCAATGGGCAATGGAGGATTGACAGTGGACAGCGCTGCCGTGTCGAGCTTGCCCGTGTCGATGGTATGACGTGCCTCGTGCATTGGATGTGACTCCGTCGGTTTGCTCGTGCTCTTGCTCTTGCGTGCCATCGTGTGCTCCTTGTGGTTTGGTGTGGTTCCCGTTTCACGTGGTTTGATTGTCTGACAGTCCGCCGCGGCGACTTCGCTAAGGCGAATCAATTCGCTTGTCCAACGCCGGCGAGCCGGTCAGCAAGACGCTGGCCGATCATGAGTGCCCCCGCCGCCGATCTCTTTTCGCTGTCCACTGTCCCCTGTCCACTGTCAACTTCCCTCAGCAGCGGGAGGTCCTCGCGCTCGACCAGGACGTCGACCAGTTTCGTCAACTGGCTGTCCCAGGCGCCGTGCCGCTCGACGACGCCGTGGAACTCCTCGACGTCGTGCTTGCGGGTAGCCCACTTGTAGGCGCCGCTTTCGCCGCGCCAGTAGTAGCGGACCAGGATGGCCCCGTCGCGCACCACATCTTCGCACGTTTCAATGTGGTCATCGCCGAGCGCCTCTACCCTCTCGGCCAGCTCTGCCGGCTTGATGAACTCGCCGGCGATCTTGGCCCCGCAGTGGCAGAGCTCATGGTCTATCTGGGCCAGGGCGATATCTTCGCTGCCGTCGGTCAGCGGCCAGCCTATCGCCTCCAGCCAGTCGCCGTTGAGCTGGATGATGAAGTCGGCCCGCTCGTAGTGCGCCTGTTCAACACCGTCGTCATCAAGCCTCCAGTCATCGAGGGTCTTCACGCTGGACAGCAGCCGATCCAGGGTCCGCGCCTTGGCCGCTTTGCCGATGGACACTTGCTTGCCCTCGGCAAGTTTTTTTTCCATCGCCGGCTTCTCGACTACCAGCAGCAGGATCCGTGCATCCTGGAGGTGGCGGTGCTCGCGGACCACGTCGATGAGCCCCTGGGCGATCTGCCGCAGCTCGAGGCACGCCGGGCCGATGGTCTCGTTTCCCGTTTCCGTCGGCGGCACGGCCGGGGCGATGATGTTGGGGGTTTCCCCTTCCGCCCCGGCGCGTCGGGCCAGGCCAAGAAAGCCGGCGCATACGCCCTTGAAGGTCTTCTCGGAAACCGTCACAGACTCACCGCCGCTCGATAGCGTGACGCTGGCCTCGTCCTTCTCGGCGTTCTCGGCGTTCTTGGCATTCTTGGCATTGCCTTTTTTCACCTGGCGATCACCTCCGCGGCTCGTATGCTGCCGTCGGCTTCGACGATGGCGGCCTTGCCGTTGGCGGTGTTGAGGAACAGGTGGCCATCGGGGTGCGGGCAGTCGGCGACCTGGTCGGCCAGGCCGAGCAGTTCCGCCAGCCGCATGAATGCGTGGCCGGCGGCGGCGATGCCATCAGGCAATGGACAATTGACAGTGGACAGTTGAGAGTGGGGGACTCGGCCTCCGCCGTTGTCCATTGTCAATTGTCCACTGTCAACTGCCGGCGCCTTCGCCTTGCCGCACGCGCTCTTGCCCCAGTGGCAGCGTAGGGAGTGGGCCGACTTGAACCATCGCCCGCAAACGGTGCATACCACGGCCCCGGGCCCGGCGGGCGGCGGGGCAATGGGTAATGGAGAATGGACAGTGGGCAATGGGCGACGGGGCACTTTAGACCTCCCCGGCCGGGCGTTGTCCCTTGTCAATTGTCCACTGCCAATTGCCCCGCCGTGTCCGGTCTTGACATAGTGGCAGTTCAGTCCCCGCTCGTTCTTGCAGCGCTTCCCGCAATCCGGGCATCGCGGCCCGGTCTTGCCGCCGTCGGGCCCCTTGCACATCGGCCCATGCCCCGCGTACCCTCGCGGGTCGAACTGCCGCCCGCACTTTTCGCACGTGATCTTTTCCGGTCCCATCGTTGTCGCTCCTGTTTCCGTGGTTGGTGGTGTTGGCGGCGGCATTCGTGTCGCCGCGACTGGTGTTTGGGGGTTTCCGGGTCGGGCACGGCCGTTGCCCACTGTCAACTGTCCATTATCAACTGCCTCTGACTTCCGCCTTGTGGGATAGCCCCGCCAGTGTGCGTCGTGCTGCGGCTCTGGTTGCCTGTCTCTCACAGCGTGGAACTGCCGTGCGGCCTCCCTCGCTTCCGGGTCGCCGCGGCCCAGGGCGATGCAGTGCTTGACGCACATTCCATCCTTGCCCTTGCCGGTCAGGAGGCAGCCTGGGTACGCGCATTCGGTTTGCCCTGTGCTCGTCGATTCGGTGGGCAGGTCCGTCGGCCCCGGTCCATCGTCATCTGTCTCATCGTCCATGATTTGCTCCACGAGGCGGCGTCCGCCTCGGCCATACAGTTCCGCCCAGATCTCCGCCAGCTTCCGCGTCAGTTGCACATCGCTGCCGGCGCCGCCCGCCTGCTCGCCTGCCCGATGCACCTTGCCCGGCGGCATGGCCAGTCCGATCCTCACGGCTCGCAGGATTCGCCGCAGGCCGGGCACGTCGAACCTGGCCAGGCCGGTTGTCATTTCATCGTGCCCAGGCCAGCCAGGCCGCGAACGCGCCCATCACTATGCCGGCAGCGACGAAAAGAACGGCGAACAGCAGGAACTCGCCGCTCGGCGGCCGCTCACCCAGATAGACAGTGCCGCCAGGCCTGGCATCCTGGAATGCGGCGAGGCGGAGCGCGAACAGAGGATCCTCCGCATCGCATAGTTTCATGTCGCGGCCGCCGAAGTCCCAGTCGTTTCCGAGCACCACCAGCGGCATGACGTGGTTCCCGGATCCCAGTTCCGCGGCTAGTGCCTCGACGGCCAGCAGCAGGTCGGCCGGGAGCTGCCTCTGGATCTGCTCGGCCGTCAGCAGGCCGTCGGCCCTGGCCCGCGCCAGTTGCCGGAGGAACTCCATCCGCCAGCCCGCGCCCTCGATGTGTCCGCCGGCCAGGGTTTTTTCTATCGCCTCGGCCCGGCGTCGCGATTGGGTATCGGGGGAGGTGAATCGCCCTTGCGAATCCGTTTCCTGTTTCATCGTGGCATCCTTTCCTTTCTACCGGCTGCGGGCTACCGGCTGCCGGGTACTGCTTTTGCCGCCTCACGGCACAGCGGGAACGCCGTGATGTTTTCCGTTCCGAGCCTGATGGCCTGGCCCTGGCATCGTCCGCCGTTGTGGCTGAAATCCGTGCACGAGCCGCACGTCAGATCCATCAGCTCGGCGTTGTTGCCGGCGATTTTCATTCCGGGCCGGCCCGTGGAGTGGCAGAAGGGCGGCTCTCCTTCGCGGCAGTTTCGGGGCTTGTTGGCGGCGCCCAGGCAGTTTCCCGCCGGGGCCAGATACGAGCATCCCCGGCAGCCCGGGTACACCATCATGCTGGTCATAGTCATCGCGTGGCCTCCGCGTTCCCCGGTTCCCGGTTCCGGGTTCCCGGTTCCTCCGCCCCGGCCTCCATCGCGGCCTTGACCTTGCGCCAGTACTCGGCCGTCGCGGCGCGGCGTTTCGGGGTTGCGTGCCACTTGGGCCCGCCGTTATGCGTGCGGGCGAGTGTTTGCAGGTCCCCGCCCGCCAGTGCCCGCGGGCAGTAGCGTCGCCAGTAGCCCAGGATGATCGGCTCGCAGCGGTCGGCGAACCAGGCGTCCAGCCGATATCGCCCGGCATCGCCGCCGCCGTCAGTCCAGTAGGGGAGCTGGATCTGGTACGGCCCGATGGAATCCCCGCCGTCGCCGACGGCGTTGTCATCGCCCCGCGACTCGACCTGCCGCATCGCGGCGAGGAGGCAATTCAGCCCGGCGGTCGTGTTTCCTGCGTTCTCAATTGAGAGCGCAGAAACTCCAAGCCGGCCGCCCATCCTTCCCTGTTGGGCGGCCGGCTCTTTTCTGGGCGCGCCTTCCGTGACCGCCGACGCGACGCAACAAATACAGATGATGGAGACGCCCAACGCGGCCCGGTCGCGGAGTCGCATGGGGCTCGGCTGAGTCATCGGGCTGCCACGGGAGTCTGCAACTCGGCTCGTGGCCGACTTGACGCCGGCAGACCCCGATGACTCGAACCGGCAGCGAAGATTTTTGTCATGCTCGCCCGCCGAACAGCCGGCCGGCCTTGGGCCCCCAAGGGGGGCGGCGCCTGTGGTGCAGGCACAGGTCACCGCCGCCGGCCTTGGCTCGCCAGAGCCTCTCGCGGAGCCTACATCCAGGACAGTTGACAGTTGACAATTGACAGTTGACAATTCGCGGGCCGCGCGTGGCGCTGTCAACTGTCCACTGTCAACTGTCCGCTGTCCGCCGCCCGTTAGTGGTAACAAATCCGGCCCGGGGGAAAGGAGACCCACGAGGCCAAGAAACCCCGGGCCGGTTGAGTAGGTATCGAGCAGGTCGCCGGACAGCGTGTCGATCTCCGGCCCGCCGGCGGGTATCGGCGTCCAGCAGGCCAGCGCCCCGCCGACGGCATCGAGGTTGCCGCCGTCGATGACCGCCCCGGGGCAGGCGCCCAGGCAATCGCGGTATTCGCGGCAGAGCAGGCAGCGGTGGTCGATCATGCTTGGCGGCCCTCCCGGCTTGGCCTGTCGGCTGTGCCGTTGCAAGCATGTTTGAAGGCCGCGGCGGCGGCGGGCTTAACCAGCGACGCGGCGGCAGTAGAGTTCCCGTCGCACGTCGAAGCTGCCGACCTGGTACTCCGGCACTTCCCGGCCGCGCCATCGTGGATGTGCCCGGCGTGCCGGGGCGAGCGGATGTTTGCAGGCCGGGCATTTGCACAGTCGCAAGGGGGTCGGGTATTGCCAGTGCCACAAGGCGTGGCACTCGGGGCAGAACGCGGTGATGGCCATGATGGAGGCCCCCCGAAAGTTCCGCAGTCGGCGGAACGGCAGCGGGGCAGGAGGTTCCATCCTACAAGTCGGCGGGTCCATGCCCACGACGGTAGAATATGGCCGTTGCGGCCAAGTTGCGAATCAGGCCCGGTCCAGGTCATCCTGTCGCGGGCAAGGTCCGATAATATATCTGGCGTGTGGCGCGTCATTTTGCGGTTTCCGGCAGCGGGTAGCAGTCCTCGACGGCGACGCCGAGGAGCTTGCAGACCTTGTGCAGGTATTTGGGGCGCGTGGCTTTGTTGTTGGTGATTTTCCAGATGGCGTTGATCGAGCAGCCCGCCTTCGCGGCGAGCGTCTCGAGCTTGTAGCCCTTGATGGCCATGGCCCGGATCACCGGAGTCGGATCGAATTGCGGTTGTGCCACCATGCCTGTCCCTGTTCGATTTCGTTTAGTTCCCGATGCAACGCTGATGACCTTATCGACTCAGCCGCTATGCTGTCAACACCAATTTCACCGATTTTCAATTATTTTTTTCGCGGCCCCTTGTTACTCGCAAACGCCGTGGTATAATCTGGCCATGGGAAACGGGAATCGAATCCTGTTTGTCGCGTTGTTTTTGCTGGCGGGGGTCGTCGCCGGATGCAGCCGGAGCGGCCCCGCGACGGCCCCGTCGTACGTCGGCACCCGCACCACTCACACCGTTCACAAGGCCGGCTGCGGTCATATTGGCCGCGCCAGTCCCGCCAATCGCGTGTCGTTCGATCACCTCGCCGACGCCCTGGCCGAGGGCTACAAGCCATGCCGGGCCTGTCTGCGTGCCGCCGGCGCCCAACCGGCTCCCGGCTGCCGGCTACCGGCTACCACTCCAAAGGAGAAACCATGATTAGATTCGCGTGTCAGATTTGCAAGCAGGAGATGTCCGTCCCCGACAGTCTCGTCGGCCAGTTCGAGGCATGTCCCACCTGCCGCACCCTCGTGCCCGTGCCCGGCCCATACAAGCCGGATGTCCCGGCGGGCTGGTATTCGGACAGAGTTGCGTCGGCCCATGCCGAGCGTGTGCGGCAGGCTCAGTCCAGCGCCCGCAAGCTGATTTGGGGGTTTGCGCTGGCGGCGTTGCTATTTGGCTTGTTGGGGATTGTCGCGGCGGCGGCGTTGCCTTGGCGGTACACCGAGCTGCTATGGATGCTCGCCATGGCGGCGATGGGCCTTTGTGCCGTCATCGCGTTTGCGGCGATCCCCGGCGCGGTTGCCCGATCTCGCGGGCTTGCCAACGCCGACGGGATCAACACGCTTGGTATCCTCGGCGTGTTCATCCCCATCGTCTGGCTGGTGGCGTTGATAATGGCCCTGGTCGCCACTCCGCCCGGGCACGCGAGCATTGAGCATTGAGCATTGAGCATTGAGCATTGAGCATTGAGCATTGAGCATTGAGCATTGAGCATTGAGCATTGAGCATTGAGCATTGAGCATTAAGCCCGCCCCCGCGGGCTCCGGCCCGCCCCGGCGGGCTCATATCGCCGCCACGGTGTATTTCTTGTGGTAGCCCACGTCGACGGACACATCCTTCAGCGAGCAGTAGGGGGTTTGGAACGGGTTGGTAAAATCGACCATGCCGTTGGGGTCGCTCAGCACGGCGCCCTTGTAGAACTTCCAGCCGGTGGATGCCACCTTGGCCCGCAGGTCCTCGCTCGAGAAGTCCATCTTGCCGTATGCCTCCAGGGCCGTCAGCGCCCCGATGGAGTTGTAGTAGCAGGTTCCGCCGGCCTGGTAGATGGCCGCGACGGCGCCGTTCTGGTGGGTTGCCACGCCGTTGTCGTAGTGGCGCCACTCCCGGGCGGTCTGGTAGACGTTGCTCAGGCGGCTGTAGGTGTAGAGCTTGCCCGTGCCGGCGATCCGGCTGATGGGCACGGCGTCGCCGTTTTGCTTGGTAAGGTTCACCAGGGACACCGTTCCGCTGCCGTCGATCAAGGCGACGGCGTCGAACTCGCAGGGTATCGTCGCCGAGGGTCCGACGGCGACCGTGCCGGTGTTGGTCACTCGCAGCGTGGTGTTGTTGATGCCGTCCAGCTCGACGGCGCCGCTGCCCTGGATATTGGCGTTAACGGCGTTGGTGACGTTGAAGTACCGCGTGCCGGTGCCGTAGTCGTCGAACAGGTTGGTCTTTAAGCCATCGGCCAAGCCGACGTTGACCCGCACGGGGACGTAGGTTTGGAACGTGGCGGTGTGTGTGCCGGCGTCGCCGTCGTCGGTCAGGTCGATGGCCGTGCCGGCGATGGCCAGGGCGAGCGTAGTGGCGACCTTGTAGGTGCTGGATGACGCGACGATGACGTAGTACGTCGTGCCCGGCGTCAGCTCGGCCGGCAGCGTGCCCGTCGTGGTAAACACGATGGTCTGTCCGGTGGTCAGGCCGTGGTTGGCCTCGGTGATCGTGTTGTTGGCGACGCTGATGTCCGCCTCGACGAACGTGTGGGTGCTGGTGGCGGTGCTGTCGGACGGCCCGCCGAATGCGCACGCCGACAGGTTGACCAGGCTGTTGAACGCCAGCAGGCCCAGGTCGCCCTTGAGCGTGTATGTGGTCGGTGCGTCGGCGGGGAAGATCAGGTTCTGATCCGCCGCCAGGGGCACTGACCAGTTGGCGTTGCTCTGGAGCTTGCCGTTGTTGCCCGCGCCCAGAAACGTGTTGTCCGCGATAGCCATGTTTTACTCCTTGCCTTTTGGCCCCGGTGCGCCTATAATCGGGGCGTGAAGATTGCTTTATACATTTCCTACTGTGCCTTGCTGGCCGTCCTTATCGTCGCCGCCGGCTGCATGGTTGTGATCGGCGTCCAGATCGCCATCGTCTGGTGCAAGCTCGGGTACATTCCCGTGCCGTGATGCCGCGACCTCATGGGTTGCCGTCCATGTTGCGGTTGATCAGGGATTCGGCTCCGATCGACCTCAACGCGCCTTGGTTGTCGAACGTGAAGTCCCGCATGACGTGGTGCATGGTCAGCGAGGCGCTCAAGTGGTAGCGCACGCAGATCGGGATCTTCACGCCGTCCTTGGCCCCCTGGTCTTTGCGGTCCCAATCCGCCGCGTCCAGATTTGTTGTCGGCGACCAGCTCAGATTGGCCATGTCGCTGGCCGACGGGCCAAGCGTCAGCGGAGAATCTGCCGTGCCGCCCCCCACGTCGACCAGCGTGATCCACTGGCCGTCTTTGATGGTTGCCCCGCCGACGTGGATCTTCCAGCCTCGGACGATCTGGCCGACATCGGCGGCCCCGGCCACGCCGTCGGCCCGCTCCTGGTAATCGTAGGCGGTGACATCGACGTCGTATTCCGCCTGGTGGCTCTCGGCCACATCGGCAAACGCCTTGGCGTCGTCATCCCACGCCTGGCGTCGGCAGGTGTACTCACCGTCGCCCTCGTTGGTTGCCAGGCGGTAGAAGGCGGGCTTGTAGGGGACGTTCCGCCCCCTGGTGGCGGCGGCGCCGGCGGCGGGCGTCATCGCCTCGACGCGGCGCACTGCCGCGGCAGTCCTGCGTGCCGCATCCTCGCTGAGCTCGTATCCTTCAGTCATGGCCGCATCGCTCCGCTCTGCTCAATTGACAGTTGATAGTTGACAGTTGATAGTTGACAGTTGACAGTTGACAGTTCGCGGGCCGCGTTTGCCGATGTCAACTGTCCATTGTCAACTGTCAACTATCCACTGTCCATTGTCAATTGTACACTGTCAACTGTCCACTGTCCCTCGTCCTACCCAACATCGCCGCTGTTGATTCCGAGCGGCCCCCAGTTCACGCTTTTGTATTCCGTGAAGTACAGCCAGTGTGGTTTGTCCTTCGTGGTCTTGTGCCCATCTTCATCCAGCAGCACAATCTCACCGTTTGGCGTGCCGTACAGAACGTCATCATTGCCACGGTACATTGTGCCCCGATCCAGCACTTGTCGCTTCCACGCGTTGGCGGGGGTGGTGGACGGCGGCAGTTGCATTCGGAACACAACGCGATACCCCACTCGCCAGTAGGCCGTCTTGGCCTGGACCTTGCGCGCCCGGATCTTGCCCATGCGCGGCTGCCCGGCCGCCGCGCCCCAGAACTGCCCATCGCTTACCGTGTCCTGGTAGTTGAGCTTGGTCTGCGGGCTGAACGCCGCCTGGTTGCGCTCGATAACCAGCACCGGGTCCGATATTGGCCGCGTCATGGGCGGGTCGAACATCTCCCCGAGCGTATTCATCGCCAGTTGGCCCTCCAGGTCAACGTCGTACTGGACGGTGCCGTCCTCATCCTCCCACGAGATGTCGGCCGGCTGGCTCAGCGGATCGGCGTAGGGGTTCTCGGCCTCGTATCCGCCGGCGATCCCCGCCGCAGAGTACCCAATGCGGATCTCAAACAGCGTCGGCCCCTGGGCCGTGATAGTCGGCACGCCGGATCTGAACTGGCTGATGTCGGGATGGGCCGTGCCCTCCTTTGGCACGGTGACCCCGCCGCTGCTGATGGGGAACGTGAACACGCCGCGGCCGGGCGTGTCGGTCTCGACGAGGAACACGCGGACGGTGGTGCGTTGGTTGGAATCGCCCGACCACGTGATCCCGCTCCAGCTTTCGGTGATGCTCACCACGCTCATGGCTCGCTCCCTACGGTCGCTTCGCCAGTTGGCAGTTGACAATTGACAGTTGACAATGGGCAGTGGCCAGTTGGCAGTTGACAGTTGACAGTTGACAATGGGCAGTGGGCAGTGGGCAGTTGACGGTTGGCGGTTGACAGTTGATGGTTGGCGGCCGGATCCGGTTCCGCGTTGTCAATTGTCCCCTGTCCACTGTCCATTGTCCCCTGTCCACTGTCCATTGTCCCCTGTCCACTGTCCATCGTCCCCTGTCCACTGTCCATTGTCCCCTGTCCACTGTCCATTGTCCCCTGTCCACTGTCCATTGTCCCCTGTCCATTGTCGATTGCGGCCGTGTAGCGGACGCGGACGTTGTAGAAGTTGCTGCACGCCGCGAGCATTGCGCCGTCCTTGCTGCGCAAACCGACGCTGAAGATCAGCGGGGCCTTGGCGACGTAGCCGGCCAGCGTCGGGTGTGGTTCGCCTGGGGCGGGGACGCGCACAGGGGACAGTTGACAATTGACAATGGACCGCCGCCGCGGGTCCACGGCTGTCGCCACGATTCCCAGGTCCTCGCCGGCGGTTCGGCTCAGCACCACCGAGAATATTCGGCAGGGCGTGCCATCGTCGGCGGTGCACGCCTGTCCCTCGGCCACTCGCAGGACAGTGGGGCGATTGACAGTTGATAATGGACAGTTGACAGCGTCAGACGGGATCCCCCGTTCACTGCCCATTGTCCATTGTCCACTGTCAACTGCTTGTTGTTTTTGTCCGCCGTCCATTGTCAACTGTCCATTTTCCATTGCCACTGTCCACTGTCCATTTTCCCGCTTCCCTTGTCCGCCTTCCGCCGCCTGCGGCGGCTAGAAGTTAATCACCTTCCCTGGCCGCCAGGCGGTCAGCAGTTCCCGGAAGAGCAGCTCTTGGCGGGCCGTCAGCGTCTCGACGGCCTTGGCGGTTTTCTCCGTTGCCTTGGCCGTTGTCTCTGTCGCCTTGGCCGTGGCGGTTGCGGTGGCCGACTGGTCGAACGTGCTGCCCGGCGCCTGCGTGAGGAACCCGCGGTCGAACGCCGCCACCCCGCCGCGGAACATCGGCTCGACCGCTCGCTCTTCCGCTGCCGCCAGCATGTTGTTATATTCCGCATTGGCCGCCTCTCGCGTTGCGGCGGCCGCGCGCTCTTCTCGCTCCCCCTTTGCCGCCGCTGCCGACAGCATGTTGTTGTACTCGACGTTTAACCGCTCGCGTTGGCGGGTCTCTTCCAGGTCCTCGGCCTGCTCTTTGCGTTTCTGTTTCGCCGCCTGATCCGCCGCGACTTTTTCTCTTGCTCGCTGCTCCTCAGCTTCTCTGTCTTCCCTTTCTTTCGTGGCGGCAATTACATCTGCGGCGTGGTCGTCCGCTGTTTTTTGTTTGATTCGGGCCGCCCGCGAGTCGTATTCGCTTTCTATGGCAGCCAGTGCCTTCGCCTCTTGGGGCTTGCCAGTAAGGAGTCTCTCTTCCGCCATTCCCAGGGCCTTGATTCCAGCAATGGCTTTTTTCCGTTCCTCATTCAAGAGGAAGAGACCTTTCTCCTCCTCCGACATTCCGGCAATTCTCACCCGCCGCTGACTTTCATCGGTAATTTGCGCCAAACTCATTTTTGCGGCGGAGGCTTCATTGAGCCCCCGGCTTACCGCTTCCTCCACAACCGTATTGGGGTGTAACTTTTCATCCACATTCCTCGCCAGTGCCTTGCCGAGGTGGAATCCTGCTTTACCACCCCCGATGAGTTCTCCGATGATTGGTGTTCGCTCAAGCGCAGCGGCGGCCTTAGAAAAGTCGCCCTCCAAGGCCGACGCGACCGCTTCGATTGCGTCGGTGGCAATACGGGCGGCGACCATGGCCTTCCCAAACCTGATGGCCCCCAAGACCGATTTTTCCATTCCCGCGTTGCTCCGGGCTATCTCGGCGGAAACCTTCGCATGGCTGCCGGCCAGTTCATCCGTCGCCCCGACGCTGGCCCGGATGGCGGCGTGCTCGGCCTTATAGGCCGCGAGCCTGGCCGACAGGGCGGCCCGGCCCTCGACTTCCTGCCTGAGTGTCGCCTGGCGTTCCTGGGCCCCGCCCAGCAGGCCCATTTGCCCGGCGGCCGCGCCGGTGTCGCCCGCCCGGGTGGCGGCGGCGATGTTGGACTGGATCCGCTTGACGTCAGCCGCGTAGCCGGCGAGTTCGGCCTTGGCCTGCTGCAAAGCCGTGCCCGTTCGGTTCTCCGCCGAGATCACGATTTCGATTGACCGTTTGGCCACGTGTCGCTCCGCGACAGTTGATAATGGACAATGGACAATGGACAATGGACAACGGCACCGCGGAGGCCGTTTCGCTTTTCGCTGTCAACTGTCAACTGTCAATTGTCCATTGTCCATTGCCTCTTCGTTGTCAACTGTCAACTGTCAATTGTCCATTGTCCATTGCCTCTTCGTTGTCAACTGTCAACTGTCAACTGTCAACTCCCGCTTGCAGCGGGATTCTTCGTTCCACACCACTCGGCAGGCTTTTACGAAGTCCGCCGCCTGGTCGAGTGTTCCGCCGTGCTCTGGGGGCAGGCCCTTGGCGTACATCTCGGCGGCGTCGACCGTTTCCCAGGCCGCCCTGGGGATCGCCTCTCTGGGGCAAGCCTGAAGGCTCAGGGCGGCACTGCCGCCGCAGAGCTCGCAGTCCGCGTCGCCTCGGCCGCCGCAGGCCGGGCATTCGGTTTCGTATGGCGTTTTTGCCGTCGGCGCCTCTTCGCACGGGGTTCCGGGTTCCCGGTTCCCGGTTCCGCTTTTTCTTTTTACGCCGTCGCACCGGCCGGGTTTGCAGATGCATCCCCAGCGGAACTCGACGGCGAGGCGGAGTTTCCCAGGTCACCGTGCGTCAGGCCGCCTCGCCAGGCGGCGTAGGCCACTTCTCGTGCTTCCTGGAACTGGAGCACATCCTCCAGCTCCGCGTCCTGCGGCACCCAGTTGCCATCCCGGCCGCGGATATTCCAGCCGGCAATCCCCGCCGCCTTGGCCAGCGTATAGCAGGCGTCGACGTACTCCACCGAAGCCGCCGACGCCGCGTTCTCCGCCAGCTTTTCGAATGTGTCCAGTGCGGCGGCCAGGACCCGCTGCTGTCGGCCCGTCAGGTGGTGCAGGACGATGCAGGGCACATCGGCCCCCAGCCCGTCGGCGGGGACAGGCAGCGGCTTGCCATCGGGGCCCTTGGGCCGATCTGTCCGCAGGTAGTAGTTCCAAGTCTCGTTTGCGCTCAATGCTAGTGGCATACGCTCGCTCCGTAAGCAGTTGACAGTGGGCAGTTGACAATGGACAACGCATCCAAGGCCCGCTCGCCCGCTGTCAACTGTTAATTGTCAACTGTCCATTGTTTCCGCCGCTGTCAACTGTCCATTGTCCATTGTCCATTGTTTCCGCCGCTGTCAACTGTCCATTGTCCATTGTCCATTGTTTCCGCCGCTGTCAACTGTCCATTGTCAACTGTCCATTGTTTCCGCCGCTGTCAACTGTCCATTGTCCATTGTCCATTGTTTCCGCCGCTGTCAACTGTCAATTGTCAACTGTCCATTGCTCCCGTCGCCCGCCGTCAACTGTCAATTTTCAATTGTCAATTGGCTTACACCGCCGCCGACTCCATGGACATCTCCGCGTCCTTGGTAGTCGCGTTGATCTGGATGTTCAGGGCATCCCAGATGAGCGTCTCGCCGCGGACCCCGACGTTGGTCGGCAGTATCTCGCAGGCCGCCGCCGCGATGGTGAGTTTGGTTGTGGCGTCCTTGACGATGATGCTCAGTGCCGCCTCGGTGCCGGCCTCGCTGATGGCTGAGGGGTCCCACGTGGCGACGGGTTCGACTTCCGGGTCGGCGATGGCCTTGTAGTTTCTGCCCGCGCCGATGAAGAAATACAGGAACCCGCCGGCGGCGGCGATATCTTCGCGCATCACGACGGGGTTGTTGGCGGCCAGGGTGAACTTGTTGATGCCGATGCCCTTGCCGTCGATGGTGAACGTGGCGCTGGCGCCCTTGAACGGCAGGGTCTTATCGACCGAGGCGGTTGGGGTGTCCTCATCGCCGAGGTCCTCATACTTGCCGGACAGCTCGTAGGTCATCATCACGGGCTTGCCGGCCTCGGCCTCCATGCTCCAGGTTCCCATGCAGCCGGTGAGTCGTTCCTTGTGCCCATCGCGCCAGCAGTCGATGGTGATGGTCTTCTGGTCGGCGATATCGGTCTCCGGCGTGAACTTCAGGGTGCTCAGCAGCATCCCGCAGGCCTGGAGCAGCACGGTGTCGGCGGCTGACAGGCCGGTGGAGCCGTTGCCGGTCAGGTGCCGGCGGATGGTGATCTTGCCGGTGGAGGGTCCGCGGCAGCCCTTCATGGTGCCGGCCAGGCCGAAGGCCGCCTCGCGGGGGATGTAGTTGTCATCGCGTTTGGGCTCAGGGTCGTAGCACAGGCATTCGGTCGTGATGGCGGAGGAAGCGACGCCCTTGCCGGACGCCTCGATTCCGATCCGCACGAGTCTGATCTTGCCCAGTTTCATCTTGCTCTCCTGTTGTTGTTCATCCGTCCGATCCGTCTGATCCGGCGGATGCCGCTTACGGCGGCCGCCCGCCGCTCGCTGTCCACTGTCAATTGTCCACTGTCAACTGTCATCTCTGTTCATACGGGTCAAGTTCACTCACTTGGTACGTGATATACGCCATCACGGTTACGCCCTCGACGCCGGTGTTGGCCGCGGGGTATATGGTCGGCCCGAGCACCGTGTAAAGGGCCAGGCCGCCCCAATTCTGGTTGACCATCAGACACTTGCGGACAGATGCTTCGAATGCATTGAGGGCCTTGTCCATTGGTGTGGTGCTGGCCTCACTGAGGCGGATCATGCAGTCACATTGAATCTGCAAGTCCCAGGCGATGAGTGGCGGATTGGTCGACGGCTCGATTCCCGTCGACGGCTCCTCGGCACCCTGCAAGACGGAGATTCCATAGGCCTGCGGGGCGTAGTTTTCGCCGGTTCGCCGGGGCCTGACGACCTCTCCCACGTCGATCTGGTATCCGTTGGCGACGGAGATCGCCTCCAGGGCGGTTGCCACGGCCGCCGTGATCTGTTCCTTGACGCTCAGTGTTTCGGGCATAATTTATTTTCGATTTTCGCTTGACTTCTTATCGCCTCTTGGCGATAATGACAACATGGACCGGGTTATGATAACCATTGGGATCGCCCCGCCGACCTTGCGGCAGTGCATGTTGGCCCCCACCCGCGTGCCGCACGCCTGGGAGATCGGCTGGCCCGTCCTGGCCAGTGAGAAGATTGACGGGGTGCGAAACCTGGTTTACCCCGGCTTCGGCAGCCGGTCGCGGAGCGGATGCACCTGGCGGGCCAAGGCGTTGCCCGGCTATTTGGCTGAACTTCAGGCAGTCGCCGACAAGGGCAACCTGGTGCTCGACGGCGAGTTCTGGATTCCCGGCCTGGCCCCGCGTGAGATTCAAGACCGGCTGTTCGCCACGGCCGGCGACTTGTCCGGTCTGCAATACCTGGTTTTTGACGCGGTGGACTACGGCGAGTTCGAGGGCGATGCCGTCACGCCGTTCCTGGCCCGCCACGAGCGTGCCCTCGGGTTGCTGTCCGGCATCGAGCACGTCGCGGTCCTGGAGCAGCGGCCGTTGGCGGCCTGGCCGGACCTCTGCCGACTGTACCGCGAGGTCCGCCTGCGTGGCGGCGAGGGTCTGATTATCCGCCGCCCGGACGGCCCCTATCGCCACGGCCGTTGCGGCCTGGAGGAACGGGCCATTTTCAAGATCAAGCCCATACACGCCAACAGCCTGCAAACCGACATCCCCTGCGGCCTGGAGGTATGATGCCATGAAATCGCCCGACAGCACGGCGGAGGTAAGGGCGGCCCTGTCCGCCAGGCGTGCCGAGCTCGGCCTTTCGCAGGCAGCCGCCGGGGCGGCATGCAGCCCGGCGATCAGCCAGCAGACCATCAGCGAGATGGAGAGCGGCGCCGCCGACACGGGCATTGAGACGCTGGCCCGGTACGCCGCGCAGGCCCTCGGCCGTCGGCTGCGGCTCGCCAAGTTGTAATCAGAACGGCGCCGCATTGGCTTCCTTTCCATGCCTCTCCAGAATCAGTCCCACCTGGACATCCGTTTCGCTTTCCAGTTTTTCTCCCATCAGCCGCTCGAATGTCCCGTTGGCAAACTCTTCCGCGTCGATCACCACCTGCGGCACGGATGGCCCCGCCAGTTCGGTGATCGGGAATCGCGGGCGCACCAATCCCGCCATGCCGGATCCGGGTCCGCGGCCCCGGCGGAGTCGTCGCCCGAGCGTTGGCTCGCCGGTCCGCAAGTACACTCCGCGGTGTCCACTTTTCATGGTTTGCAGGAACGAGTGGGGGGCGACGGTTCGTTGCCCGCGGCGGATCGCATAGCTGGCGCCCTTGTTCGTCCGGCGTGCGCCGAACTTGATGAGGGGGATGCGATTGCCTTTGACCTCCAGAATGGCGAACAGCTTGTCAAAGCTCGCGCGGCGGAAGCGGATGTTTTTGTCGCGGAGTTCCGTCTGCGTGACGTTGATCTCCTTCACGATCATCCGCAGTACCTGCGTGCGGGCCGCGACGCCGACCTTGTTGATCGCCCTGCTCAAGGCTCGCTGGAAGCCCATGGGCACACCGTCCAGCATGGCGTTGATTTCCGCCAGCTTGGCTTCCGTCAGCCCGATATTGATGTTCACCAGTGCCATGTTTTTCAATTCACAGTTGACAGTTGACAATTGACAGTTCGCCGGCCAATCCGGCTCCGTTTTCCACTGTCCATTGTCAATTGTCCATTGTCCACTGTCCATTGCCTCCACTGTCCATTGTCAATTGTCCATTGTCCACTGTCCATTGCCTCCACTGTCCATTGTCAATTGTCCATTGTCCACTGTCCATTGCCTCCACTGTCCATTGTCAATTGTCCATTGTCCACTAGCTCACCGCCTTCTTCACCGTCAACTGGCCGTGGGTGCGGTATCCCACGTGCGTGTTGGCCAGGGTGCATACGAACTCATAGATGTAGTTTCGCCCGGCAGCCGGCGGGCTGGTTGTTAGCGCGGCTGTTTGTGCGGCGGTCAGGTCGGCGGCCAGGGTGATCGTGGTGCCGTTGGTGGTGATGGTGGCGGGCACCTCCAGGTCGGCTTTCACGGACACGCCGTCGACCGCCGAGAGGTACTGCACGGAGTCCATGATTCGCAGCACGGCCGTGGCGGTCGCCAGGCTGGGCCCGGCGTAGTCTGTGACGGTGATGCTGAACTGCGTGCCGTCGGCGGCGCGGTAGTCATCGCCGGCCCAGATCGTGGCCAGTGCCGCCTCGCCGACGGTGGAGGCGTAGGTGATCCGCCCGCTGCCGATGGTGGCCGTCTTGAGTCCGATGGCGTCAAGTTCCGCGTCCACGCTTCCCGCCGCCGGCGTTCCGGTGGACGGCGCGAGCTTCAAGGCGTCGCGGGTCTGTTGGGCGGTCAGGCCGCTGCCGGCAGAAATGCCATCGACTGCATCGCGGATGGCCGCAAGCGTATCGGTGCTGGCCGACCACCCCGCGCCCGCAATTGTCACCGCGATAGAGGCCGCCGTGCCTGCCGCGTCAGGGGTGACGGTGTTCCAATTCCCGCTTGCGGGAACGGTGCCCAGCCCGGACTTCAGGGCGGCAACACCTGTCGAGTTAAGCGTGTCCGCCAGGTCCATCTTGCTGCCGACAATGGCCCAGTTGCCGCTTGCGGGAACGGTGCCCAGCCCTGATTTGAGTGCCGCAACGTAGGTGGCGTTCGTCAGGTCGTAGGCTCCACCGCTAACCTGGGTTTGCGTCAATTGGCTGTCGCGGATGGCCTCCGCGCTGTCGGTCGTCGGGTCGAAGGTGCCCGTGGTGTCCTGGATTTCCGCCAGGGCTGCGGAGTTCATGGCCCGCTTGTTGTAAAGCCCGCGCAGCCAGTTCGCCAGGCTCGTGATGCCAGCCAGGATGGTTGCGATTGCACCCACGCTGGCCTGCTTGGCAACGCCGCCGTTGCTGTCATACGCCGCCAGCGCGGCGGCGGAGCCGGTCTGCACCGTGTTGACGATGCCCTCGTTGTGTGTTACCGTGCCCAAATTGAGTCCTACTATAGCCCCGGCGTAGTTGTTCGTCACCGTGGCACCGGCGTAGTTGTTCGTCACCGTGCCGTAGTTGTTCGTCACCGTGCCGTCATTGTCCGTTACCGTGACGTAGTTGTCCGTCACCACGTCCGAGTTGTACGCTACCGTGCCGTGGTTGTACGCCACCGTGGCCGAGTTGCTGTTCACCGTGCCGTCATTGTTCGTCACCGTGCCGTCATTGACCGTTACCGTGGCACCGGTGCGGTTGTCCGTCACCGTGGCACCGGCGTAGTTGTTCGTCACCGTGCCGTAGTTGTTCGTCACCGTGCCGTAGTTGTTCGTCACCGTGCCGTGGTTGTTCGTTACCGTGCCGTAGTTGGTGTCCACCGTCCAGCCCACAGGCAGAGTTGCAACCGTGGCACCCTCGCCGATGTCCAGTCCCCCCATCCCTTGCAATTCCAGCGCGCCAAACTGTGCCAAGTCCAAGGTAGCGGCTACCGTAACCGTCACGCCGGTTCGGATGATGATGTTGTCGCCCGCCGCCGGGACTTCGCCGCCCCAGGTGGCCGCCGTGGCCCAGTTGCCCGTAACCGACGCCACCTTGTACCGCCCGCCAGCCTGTGTCCGCACATCCGCCCCGCCCAGGCCGAACGTCGCCCCGTCCCAATAGCCCAGGAACGTGCCCGCCAGCGTGCCCGCGATGGTCGCCCCTTCGTAGAAGTCCACCACGTACCAGCCCGCCGCCGTCAGCGTCGCGGGCCAGTTGCCGACATAGACGTAGCTGGCACCTACTTCACTTTCTGTCATCGTCAAGATGTAGTACGCCCAGTGGGCAGCGAGCATGTCCTCCCAGCCCGGCGTCCCGTCCGTATGCCACATTTGCACCTTGCCGCCGACGGTCAACTGCTTGCGGATCGTCGCCTTCACCGTCGCCCCCGTCGCTGTATGTCGAAATGAAAGTTCCGCAGCCATCTATGCTCCTCTCAGCGCCCCGCCGCGCCGCACGCCTATGCCGCCCGAACAACCTGCTCTCAACGCCCCACCGTATCGCACGCCGACGCTGGGCCGCCACCCCGCGAAGTTCCGCCTCGGCCTCGGCTCGCGGATCGCCCCGCTCAGCATCACGTTCGACGGGTCCGCAAGCTGCATGACCTCGGCGGAGGAAAGGACACGGGGCCAATATAAGCAATCAGACATTCTGCCTGACAAATAAGCAGCGGCAACATGTGCTAACACTAATTCAGGAGTACTGTATCCGGTATAGCCAGTGCCGGATGCCACTGGAGAACCCACAATGCCATTACAGTATGCTCGTAAATTGGTCCCGTCATAACTCGCTACCAAATGATTCCATGCCGCAAGGGGAACCGCAGGACCATATCCATATTTTGCGCCGCCGTCATATTGGTAGACGGTCACGCGCCCACCCTGAGCAGCCGTCTCTATACCAAGTCCTCTATCCGTGGTAGTACTACCAGGGTCTTCGGAGAAAACCATACAAATACCTTGACTAGAAGATGATACAGCTGGATAGGCTGCAATATACACCCACGCCGCATATGTCCATGTAACTGGTAACGGAACTTTGGTCAATCCGGCAATATGGTCATTATTCCCATCAAAATCCAGAGCCCATCGCCCTATCTTTGGCCCCCATAGCCAATCCGTCGCAGGGTCCATGTTCGTCAGCACGCCGTGGTTGCCGTACTGCGACTCATCCCGGTAGCGAATTGAATGATGAGCCTGCCCCAGGCCCAGCAGCACCGCGCCGCGCATCAGCGGGTGGCTCAGGTCCACCTCGAAGTTCTCCGGTCTTTCGGTTCGTGCTCTTCTCATCAGGAGGCAGCCTGTATCTCGTCGATCAGCGGGGTGAGGGTGAACTCCATGTCCGCGTCGGTCGTGCCGATGGCCTTCGTCGCCGAGGCGTTCCAACCCGCGACCGCCACGTAACGGTCGGCAATCTCGACAACGCCGTGGGTGCATTTGGCGGCGTCAGCCGCCGCGGCAACCACGCGCCCGACGTATTTGCAGTGCGTGCTCAGTTCCGTTTCGCTGGTCAGGTCCGCATCACCGAACGTCAACCCGCCGTCAGTGTTCGCGGCAGTCGCTGACGCCGACGACCGCACCAGGTACAGCCGCCATTCATCGCCAGCCGCCGGGGTCGCAACCCACTTGACGCGGGCCTCCCAACGGTAGAGCATCGGCTTGGCCCCGGTCCCACGGTCCCACACGGCGGAGATTCGCCCGTGACCGAGCGCCGTATCCGCTGGGGTCCACACCACGTCGCCGGAAGTGTCCTTGAACGAGATCAGCGTCCCCGGCAGTAGTAATACCTGTTGCGTTGACATATCAGGCTTCCTTCTTGGCGATGATGTCAGCCACGTCGCTGGCGGCCTTTTCCGAGAGCGTCAGCGTTGCCAGTTCCGCGTCAATCGTCTTGCGGGTCTTGAGCAACTCGTAAGCCCGCCGGTCGCTATCCGTGGCGGCGATAAAGACCGCACACTCGGCGGGGTTCGCCAAGTTCAGCCGGGCAACCTCGTCCCGCAAAGCGGCAGAGGCGTCGCTCTCAAACACCGCGACATCAGGCGACACCAGCAACGGATCGCCGACGTTGTCGTTGATGATCGCCAGTACGGCCTTGCCATCGTGTAACAGTTTCATGTCAATTGCTCCTCGGTCGGTTTGTCTTCCACTTCAGGCATTGTTCACCTGCCCTGTTCGCGGCAGCCAGATTCGGGGTTTGGATGTTCATCGTTCTATCCGCAGATTTCGCGGATTTCGCGGATGGTCAAAAGAAGAACCTCTTGCCGTTTCTATCTGCGAAATCTGCGCAATCTGCGGATGCCTTTCTTCTACTGCACCGCCAGCGTGAGCCAGTCGGCGTCCTGGCTGATGACTCTCTGTATCCCTCTTGCCGTCGCGGTTCCGCCGACGCGTTCGGCGGCCTCGATCCGGTCGGCGCCCACGTCCATTGTTGCCGCGTCGATTCCCACCGAGGCGTCGTTGAGGACGGAGATTGTCATGCCTGGCGCCATGCCCTGCATGTACGCCTCCATGCCGCCGCGGTCGATGATTGCCTGGATGGCCCGGGCGTCCTGGCCGGTGACCAGATAGCTGACGGTCTCGGTCTGGCCGAGCTGCTGGTGCATCGCCATCATTCGGATCGCCATGTCGCTTGCCATTGGTCGCGTTGCTCCAATTGACAGTTGAAAATGGACAGTGGGCAGTGGGCAAGGTTGCCGCTCTCAACTGTCAACTATCAATTGTCAACTTTCTTCTTCGGCGGCTCGGTCGCCAGCAGCGTCTTGCGGCCCTTGACGCTGGTGTAAACGCTTATGCCGACCAGCACGAGCGCCACCACGGCCCCGGCGGCGGTCTGCACGTTGGCTTCCTGCGTTGCCGCATCCCATCCGAGTTTGCCCGCCACGGCCCCGGCCAGCAGTCGGAGTGCGGCGGTAACAATCCAGAGTATTGTCTGCTTGTCCATGCGTATCATCCTCAGTAAGAGTTTCCAAGCGACCCAGGCGTTAAAAGCCCAGGCCCGCGAGGGCCACTCCAAGCAGCACCCTCAGCACCGCCAGCGTCGCTTCCTTTTGAAGGGCCACGCGCTGGGCGTTCGAGGCAGCCGCCGCATCCCACTTGGCGTTCAGTGTATCCCACTCGGCCATCAGGTCCGCGTTGGAAAGCTTCGCCAGCAGGCGCCGCCAGGCCTCATCGTTGCGGCCGATTATGAGAAGCTCCAGCCAATCGCAGAACTCCTGTGCCGTCATCGCCGCCAAGGCCGGTCCGTACTTCAGAACCAGCGGCTTGAATAGCTCCGGCGTCGCCGCCAAGAGTTTGTCGAGCATCTCAGTCATATTCCAGTTCCTTCACGGGCAGCAGGAGCATCAGTGATATGGGTTTACCCGACATCGGCAACGGCGGCATCGGGGCGGCAGGTGCGGGCAGCAGCGGCGTCGGCAATGCGCCCACGTTCGGCAGGTTGGGATCGGCCTTCACATTATTCCGCCCGCACTGGAAAGCGTACCAGGTATGCGCTTGCTTCGTCAGCGCCGCCGCCGCCAACTCCGGCGAGAGCGTACCCGCGTTGGCGCGGCGGGCCGTCTCGATGGACATGTCGGCGGTAGTGTCCAGAAGCAGAGAATACTTCTGTGACAACAGCACTTCGCTGCATCCCGGCAGCAGCATCAGCCCCAGCAAAGCCACAATCATCAGTCGCTTCATGGTCCTATCTCCCTGTTCCTGTGCCGCCCGGTATTATGCCGCCGGGAATGCTGATCGCTCCTGGTATCACTATCACGATTGAGCGGTCATCGTTCGTCGCCAGATTCATGGGCGTTTACCATAGGAGGACATAGATTGGACCACCGAACTCCAACCGTCCGCGTCGGTCTGCACCAGAATCTCCGGCTCCGAGGAATCCGTGGGCTTGCGGTAAATGATGACGGCTCCTTTTTCGCGCCGGCCGAAATATATTCCATCTTCCAAATGGAAATCACCGCAACCCAACGGGTCCTTTCCTATCTCATTCATGTTCGGTCTTCTTAGGTTTTGCCGCCGTTTGGGGCGGCTTGACCGCCTCTTTGATTTCGCGTAGGTCGGCGTACACCAGATCGTCTTATCGCCGAAAGCGTAGGCAAACCAGTTGGTTGTGCGGGCCAGGGCGTAGCAGTCAAACTTCGCGGAGTTCTCCGCCAGCGTCACGATGCACTGGTCGACCGTCAGGGCGCCGACAAGAGCCTGCGGCCGAATCTCTTCGGCAAGCTGTGCGTTGGTGTCAATGGTGGCCGTCATCGGGCCGCGGGCCTGGAGCCCGGAGCATCCCGCCGTCGTCGACATGCCCAGGGCGCCGGCCGCCGCCAGCAGAAGGATCGCCAGCAGCTTGACGCCCTTGGCCCGCGGGCCCTTGGGGCCTTGTTCGGTCTCGAACTCGACGTTGCGGCCCTCGGTCATGTCGCCGGCGTCGGCGTCATCGCCCAGGGCGTGGAGGTGCACGAAAGCATCGACTCCATCCTCGCCGGTGATGAACCCATAGCCCTTTTTCTCGTTGAACCACTTTACGGTGCCGCGCATGAGTTGCTCCTTGCTGGTTGCCGGGCGGCTAGTTTTTCGCCGCCGCGTACAATTTGTAAACCAGATCCACCACTACCAGGACGGCGACCGCCGCCGCCCACATTCGCCCGCCGGCCCACCAGGCCCCTTTGACCTGGTTGTCGGATGCGTCGATTCGTTTTTCCAGATGCGTCACCTTGGCCTTGACCTCGCAGCCGGCGGCGTGGAGTTCGAGGGCCGCGGCTCGTGCGGCGACCGCGGCGATCAGTCTGTCATCCACTTGTCGGAACCGTTGGAGGTCGCTGGCCTGGTTGCTCTTGATGGCGGAGATAGCCTCGCCGAGTTGGTCCAGCTTGTTTTCGATCCGCAAGAGTTGTTGTGTCTCATCCATGCCGGCTCTCCGTACCTGTCCGCCGTCCACTGTCCATTGTCCACTGTCAACTGTCGCCGCCCCATCGGGCCCTGGCCGGCGGCGGGCATCCGTTCCCGCCGCCGCCAGGACCGCCACGGGGAACAGGTTTATTGTGCGGCCGGCGGCGTTTCGGCGGCCGGTTCCGCCGGCTCGGCGAGTTTCAGTTCGGGCGCCGGCTCGACGACATTCCAGCCGCCGTCGGTCAGGATCACATGGTCGAGCTGGACCTCGCCGGCCTTGAGTGCCCGGAGCAGCTCGATCGTCATCTCCCAGTCGCCGGCCACGTTGTGTTGGCGGCGTATTGCCGCCAGTTTTACGGACAGTTTGCTCATGCGTACTCCTTGCGTTGTTTGCCTCGGGGCTTGCGGTGAACCGTTCGCCGCAAGCCCCGAAGCCTTGTGACTGTCAATTGTCAACTGTCAACTGACCCCGGCTCGCCGCTGTCAATTATCAATTGTCAACTGTCAACTGACCCCGGCTCGCCGCTGTCAATTGTCAACTGTCAATTGTCAACTGTTACCCGAGCCGGTAGGTCACCCAGGTGTTGGCCGTTGTCTTCCGCGAGTACCAGCGGCTGGAGGAGACCCCTTGCGAGGTGATCGCGCCGCCCGTCGAGGAATGAACGGAAATCACGATCGCCGGGCCCACGATGGTATGGTCAGCGCCGGCAGTGACGGTGATCGAATCGGCCGCCGCCGCCGACAGGTTGATCAGCGACCACTCGAAGCCTTCGCCGTCGCCGCACGCGCAGCCGGCCGACATGTACGTGCCGGTCGGGAGCGTGTACGCCTGAGTCGCTCCGACGGTATGCGTGCCGGTCAGGATTCCGGTCAGCAGTTCCGCGATGGTCAGCGTCGCGGCGGTCGTTTTCGCGGTGACGGTGGCCATTGACGACATTCGGCTCTGCGTCCGGATCATGCCCGCGACGCCGACCGTTCCGCCGCTGCTCGCGCCCGCGGCCCCGGCGGCCAGGATGATTGATCCGCCGGCCCCGCTGGTATTGCCGGAAGCGTTAGCCGCGCCGCCGGCCCCGGCCGTGATCGTGACCGCCGATCCGGCCCCGCCAACACAGGTCGCGGCTCCTGCCGCCGCTCCGCCGACGCCGCCGGTGATGGCTATGGCGCCCGCGGCCCCGCCGTCACCATCGGTTCCCGATGCCGCGCCGCCGACCCCGGTCGCCAGGGTAAGTGCGCCCGAGGCGCCGGCAGTGCCGGTTGCCGTCGTGCCGCCGGCCCCGGTCGTGATCGCAATCGCGCCGCCGGCGCCGCCCGTACCACTGGTAGTGGCGTTTCCGCCGACGCCGGATGTGGTGGCAATCGCGCCGCCGGCCGCGCCCGTGCCGGTAGTGGTATTGCCGCCGGCGCCCGATACGGTGGTGACCGCGCCGCCAAGGCCCGTCGTCGTGCCGACGCCGGCTGTGATCGTGATCGCTCCGCCTGTTCCAGCCGTCGATGTTGCGGCCCCGCCGTTGATGGCCACGGCGCCGCCGTTGCCGATTGACCCGGTCCCGGAGGCTCCGCCGGCGATGGTGGTGGCCCCGCCGGCCCCGGTGCCCGTGCCGGCCCCGCCGGTCACGCTTGCGGCCCCGCCGATGCCGCTGGTTGTCCCGCCGGCCCCGCCGGTCAGGGAGGCCACTCCGCCGCCCGAGGCCGCGCCGCCGGCCCCGCCGACGACGCTGGATGCCCCGCCCACGGCGGCCGATCCGGCCCCGCCGGTGAGGCTGGTTGCCCCGCCGGCCCCGCTATCGCCGGCCCCGCCGACGATTGCCACGGCGCCGCCGCCCCCGCTGCTGCCGGCGATGCCGGCGATGCCCAGGCTGGAGTCGCTGCCGGTGATTGCCCCGACGACGACGCTGTCGGCCACGCTGGCGTTGAGGGCCGTGCGGGCCAGCAGCACGTCGGCCGTGGCGATCAGGGTGGCCTTGGCGGTCGCGGCGTGCCCGGCGATGAGGGACTGCGCGGTGGTGGTCAGCTTCTTGGTGCTGGTGTTCCAGTACAGCAGGTCGCCCTGGGCCCAGACATCCAGGGCCGTGGCGGCCAGGTTATGCCGGCCCTCGACCTCGACCATGCCGGAGCCGGTGCTCGCCGCGATGTCGGTCACCGCGATTCCGATCATGGACCCGAAGGGGACCACGGCTCCGCTGAGGATGGCTGCTCCGGCGTTGGCGTACAGTACGCGTCTTGTTTCTCCGCGATACGTTTTCATGTCTCGATCTCCGTGCGTGTTGGTTTTCGTGCCGGCGTATGCGCTGCCGGTTCCGCGCCCGCCAATTCTCAAAAAGCCCGGCGGGTGGGCGTGTTCTCAATTGACAGTTGACAATGGACAATGGACAACGCTGTCCACTATCCACTGTCCATTGTCCATTAGTTGAGTCTCGGCTCGCCGATGACGGTGAGCTGGTTGAAGAACGGGTTGTTGGTCGCGTTGTTCTTGGCCGGGTCCACGCTGCAGCCGACGAGTTGCGACCAGGTCACCTGACTGACTCCCGCTGGGCAGAGGATGAAGGTCGGGCGGAGGTTCAGGAACGCCCCGCCGGGCGCCGTTTGGATGGCCATGGCCTGGACGATGAGCGCCAGGCTGGCAACGGTGGCATTGCCGGTGAGGTCCTTGTACAGGCCGCGGTAGTCGGCGGCCTTGGCGGCCACGCTGTGCCGGACGGCGACCTTGAGGTCGTCGGTGTCCCACAGCACTTCCTGCTTCATCACGGGGGCCTGTTCGGACTCCAGGAAGAGCTGCACGATGGTCGGGTGCACGCCCGGCGCGGCCGCCGCGTAGACGGCGGTGCTTGCCCCGCTGGAGATGTTGCCGTGCGTGGCGTAGAACAGGGCGATGCCGTCGGCAAGGGCGGCGTTGGCGGTGAGGATGGCGTAGACCACGTCGTCCTCTTTGTAGCGGGCCATCGCGCCGAGGGCCATTGCCCCGCCGTCTCGCAGGACGCCGAGGTCATCATTGATCTGTGCTCGTCGGGTCCAGATCAGGCCGCTGGAGTACTCGGCCAGGGCGACGACCTCGCGGCTCTCGGACATCGTGCCGAACGAGATGCCCTGTCCCTCGGCCCGGCTCTGAAGGGCCGGGGCGTCGGAGAGGTTCAGCAGCTTGACGTCCTTGAAGTCGCGGGCGGTCATGCGTCGGGTCCAGAGCTGGCCGGTGGAGGGCGCGAGGTTGTATCCTCCCAGGAACACCTTGCCCATCGCGTCGGCCAGGATGTACGGGAAGTCGCTGGTGCTCATGGCCAGGTCGACGGATCCGCCGGCCTCGCGTAGTCGCTGGCCGAACTGATCGCGGCGGCAGCTCGCCAGTTCGAGGACCTGGCCGCCGGACATGGCGGACAGGTTATTGCCGCTGACGCCGACGGCGGCGAGGTAGTGCTTGGCCAGTTCCGGCACGGAGTGTCGGCGCATCTGCTCGGCTCGCGGGCCGGGCTTGCGTGCGATGATTCGGCCCTCGGCGTCGCGTTCGGCCTGGCCGGTGTAGCGGTCAAAGGTCATGAGGGGCTTGGCGTGTCCGCCCCAGTCGGCCCTCAGGAGCAGTGCGTCGGAAATCCCCTCGGCGATGGTTGCCAGGTTGCGGTCGGTTCCGCCCTCGACGCGGCCGGTGGGGATGGGCGTCAGCGTCTTGGCCAGCTCGGCCAGGCGCCGGGCGTCGGCGAGGCTCACGCCGTCGTCGGCCCACTGTTGGGCGGCGTCGAGGCTGACGGCGGGCTTATCGCCGATGGCCAGGGCAAGGATGTCCTTGCGTCGCTGGCGGTCGCCGGACAGCGCCTTCTCGGCGGCCTTGTCGGCGTCGTCGGTGTCGCCCTTGGCCGGCTCGGCCGGCGGAGTGGGTGTGGCCGGCGTCGCCGGCGTCTTGTCCTCATCCGTGGATTGCAGGCTGGTCAGGTACTTCACCTGGCCGGCCTTGAGTTCCGTGATGAAGGTCTTGATCTGCTCGTCGGTGGCATCGGTTGCCAGGCCGCACGAGGTGAGGTACGCTCGCTGTCTAATGTTGAGATTCATGTCTGATTCTCCTTGCTCGTTGGTTATGCCGGAGCGTCCATGCTCGCGGCCTGGTTGGTTTGTGGTAGTTGGCAGTTGACAGTGGACAGTGGACACTGGAGGGGTGACGGCGTTGTCCATTGTCAACTGTCCACTGTCCCTTGTCCGGGAGAGCAGCCCGTCGGGGTTCGCCGCCGGGTCATCGACGATGTCGACCGCCAGCAGTTTCTTGATTCTGCCGGCCGGCGCTATCGGCTCGCCGGTCGCGGGGTCGAGTCGTTCCTCGTATTGGTCCGGCTCGAACGAGATCGACACTCCCAGTTCCGCCGGGTCCTCATCGGCCAGGTCCATCACGTAGCCGGCCAGGTCGCCGCCCTTGGGGCTTTTCGCGGCGTACTTGCCGAAGACGATGTCGCCGCGGACCTTGTTGCCGTTGGCTGTGGTCTCGACGCGTGCGCCCTTGACGGCCCGGCCGAGTCGGTAGAACACGCCGTCCTCGAGCCATGGGTGGCCGAGTCGGACCTTGAATCCGTTGGGGGAGTTGTTGATCGCGTCCGCCACCTGTTGGAGCATCGCGTCGTCGACGATGAAGCCGTGGCCGATGGCCGGCCCGGCGGAGATGATGCTGACGTTTCGCAGGGCACCGGCCCCTGCGCGGTCGACGCTGAACTCGCCGCTTACCAGCTTGGCCTCGAGGCGGATCACGCTACTTGAGATTTGAGATTTGCGATCAGGTGTCGTCATTGCGGCCAGGTTCACCGTGCCGCGTCTCAGCGCCACGCCGTGGTCGATGGCTCTCTGGGCCATGGTGTTCTTGACCAGCCCCCTTACAACGGGTTCCGGCAGAACTCCGAACCTGGCAAGCCGGACTGCTATCAGGCGCGCTTCGCGGCTGTCCCAGAAATCAGCCTTTCTCTTTTTCGCCATCATCGTCTCCCGTCGCCGTTGCCGCCGTGATCGCCGCCTTCACCTAGCAGGCTTGCCAGCACCTGCTCGCGCACGATCATCCGCGAGAGCCCGCCGTCGCCGTTGTTCCGGGTTCCGGGTTCCTGGTTCCCGTTTCCTCTCGCGCCTCCCGCGTCGCCTGGCTCGCCGCCCGGCCCGGTGCCGTCGGGCTGCATCCCGGCCTTGGGCGCGTTGGCGGTGGGGCTGCCGAAGAACTTATCGAGCACGTCGCCCAGGTCGTATTCCTCGGCCATGGCGAAGAACTCCTGCCACTCGCTCAGCAGGTCGCGTATGTCGCGCCCTTGCTGGTTGCAGTACTCTTGTGGCGTTCCCCTCAGGCTGCGGTACTTCATGTCCCAGGCGGCCTGGTCCTTGATCTCATCGACGCTGCGCACGGGTGGCCCTTGCCAGTTGGTGGTGAGGTACGCGGCCCGCCATCGCGCCTCGGCGTATCGCGGCGCGTTGAGCTTTCGCTCTCCCACGGCGATCTCAGTCCACAGCTCGCGGATGCCGCGCAGGGCCCCGTTGATGAACTGCATGTCTTGGATCGCCTCGCACTCGGCCTCCATCTCGAGCTGTGCCTTGCGTTGTGTGTTGAAGTTGCCGTCGGCGTACCATCGCGTGACGGTGGGTAGGTCCAGCCCCGTGCCGGCGGCGATCTTCTTGAGGTTCTCGCCGACGTACTGCGGGTAGACGCTGTTGGGCGTCTGCGGCGTCGGGAAGGAGATCTTCTGGCCGTTCTTGAGCACGGGGAAGAGTCCGTTCTCGACGCGCACCAGCATCTCGTCGGGGTTGTCGGCTTGTCCGGTCGGCGGCTTGCCGCTGATGCGTTGTCGGATCTGGTCGATGGATGCGTTGGTGTTGGGGGCCTCCTCGACGAATCCGTGGTACGCCGCTTCCGTGCGGGCCTTGCTGAGCGTGTAGAGCTCGTACATGGCGAGGTTTCGCAGGGCCGGCATGACGGCGGCCATCATCGGTGCCCCGAGCCGCTGGCGGATGCGGCTCTTGCGGAACAGGTGCCAGCAGGTGTCGGCCGGCAGCCGCGTCGTTGCGCTGGGCATCTCCTCCAGCGGGTGTGCGGCGGCGTAGACGTGGTAGGCGACGGGCGCGCCGTACGCGTCGGTCTCGATGCCGTTGTAGACGGCGTTGGCGCCGGAGCTCGTCAGGCTCTTATCGAGCTGCTCGTATTCCAGTTCCTGGATGGCCAGTCCGACGGCGTCTTTTCGCGGCGTATAGACTGCTCGCAGGAGCAGTCCGCCGGCGGCGAAGAGTTCATCCATCCAGACGGCCTGTTTTTCGGCCAGGCACTTGGTCTGCTCGACGTCGCAGAGTCGCGGGTCCAAGGCCCACGCGTTCCAGAGCAGGTCATGCGCGGCGTTGTAGTCCTTGAGCATGGCCCCGCCGTCGGGGTTTCTCGCCGATGCTCGTGCGGTGATCCCGCCGCCGACGACTCGGCGCCGGTATCCGCCCTGGGCGCTGGCGGCGTAGCCGTCGTTGCGGATGAGCCAGCGGCTTCGGGCGAGCATGGTGTCGAGCCCCTCGATGATCGCCATGGTGGCGGTGGTCAGGCCGGCCCGCCAGTCGGCGGTGCCGCGGTTCTCGATAGCCGCCTCATAGGCGCGCGCCGTCGCGGAGTTTCGTGCGCTCCAGGTGTGGTCGAGTCGGCCGGTGGGTTTCTCCGACAGGTTTGAGATTTGCGATTGGGCATCGCCCCTGGCCTTGTCGAATCTGCCCGCCGCCTGTCCCGCGGCCTCGGCGATCCGGCCGGCCAGCCTGGCCATCGTGCCTCGCCGCGGCTGTCCATTGTCAATTGTCAACTGTCCACTCTTCACACTTGCGGCTCCTGGTATGAGACGGTCGGGGCGTATCCGCCGGTGCCGGCCAGGGCGGCCGCGGCCTCTGCATCGGCCGCCGCCCGCTTCTCGAATGCCGCGATCGTGTTCTCCAGCGTGGTCAGGTTATGGACGCTCCATCGCCGGCCGAACTGTTCGACCTCGGCCGCGGGGTTGGCCGAGATGGTGACCATGAGAAGGCGCAATGCCTTGACCATCTGTGCGTTGGTGTAATCCGGCAGGGCGTCGATCTGTCCGGGCGTCAGCGTCATTGCCTCTAGCGTCGGCACTTCCGCCGCCGGCGGAAATAGGCGCGCTGCAACGCCGTTGCATGAATCTTTTGCCCCCCGAAAAGCAGTATCCGGTAGTCGGTAGCCGGTAGCCGGGCGAAATCACCCTCTCCGCGCCCACCACCGAAACAAAATCATGTATGCCAGGGCCATAGCCCAACCCGCCGCCATGCCGGACATGACGTCGTGGACTCGCTGTGATTGAAACAGCCATGTCATAAAGTCGTTCATTGTCCGCCTTCCGCCTTCTGACTTCCGCCTTCCGCCGCGCCGTCGCCTGCTTTGCCGTGGCCTACAACAGCTTGGCAATGCGGGACGTCAGGGAATCGAGGCGCCGGGTCTGACTGTCCAATAATTTCTGCAGGACGGTTTTCTCGATGGTCCCCACGGTCAAAAGTAGGATCTGCACACGCGCAATTTCTTCGATCAACTCCGCGGAGTCGACGTAGAGCAGGGCCAGGGCCTCATGATTGGGATGCTCGCCAAGGCCGCGTGCGATCTCTTTAAACTCGGCATAGCGCGTTGGGTATCGTCCCGCGCACAGGTCGGCCCGGATCTCGACACAAAGCTCGTGAACGTATTTTGCCGTTTGCTGATTTTGGTCGCCGCACATGATTGGCTTTCCTTTTTGGCCGCGGTTCACTGTCAACTTTCCATTGTCAACTGTCCATTATCAACTGCCTTCCGCCTTCCGCCCGTCTACCGGTTATCGGCTACCGTTGCCGGGCCGGTGGTCAGGTTTCGGGGTTGCCCGCCTCGTTCGGAACTCATCTTCCAGCAAGTCGATGTAATCGGCGAATTGGGTGATTTGGGTAATGGCGTTGGAGCCTGTCGCCACCTCCAGCCCGGCAAGGAGCAGATCGCATTCTTCGCACGGGACGTCGATGATGACCCCTCCATTGAGGCATGCAATCTTGGCCCGGTCAAACTCGCAGCCAACGGCGATGATCGCCCCGCCGTCGGAGACGAGATCCATACATCCATCGCCGGTCGCCTTGAAATCGCAATCGATCGCCAGTGCCATCTTCACCCGGCCGTCAGGCTGAGGCATACCGACCGTTAAACCATGATTGCCGCACGTCCTGATTGTTGAGCCGATGAGATACATGCACGCCGCCCCGATGTGTTGTGCAAGGAGTTCCACCAAACGTTTCAGTTCCGCGATCTTTTCCGGTCCCATCGTTGTTGCTCCTATTTCCGTGGTTGGTTGTGCCGGCGGCGGCATTCGTGTCGCCGCGACTGGTGTTTGGGGGTTTCCGGGTCGGGCACGGCCGTTGCCCACTGTCAACTGTCCATTATCAACTGCCTTCCGCCTTCCGCCTTCCTACTTCGCCGGCCGCCACGCCTGGGGGCTGTCCAGTCCCGGCTCGCCCCCGCAGGCCCGCATCAGGTCGTTCTTGATGTAGTACGGCTGCCCGGCGGCCTGGCAGATCCGCATCACCTCTCTGGTGAACGCCAGCCAGTCCACCACCGCCTCGAGCGTGCGGTCGTGGTTTATCTTGCCGATCTTGACGACGCCCACCTTCCCCGCGATCTCGCGCAGGACCGCCAGTGCCTCGTGCGGATCGATGACCGGCTCCATGCTCACCCAGGTGTCGATGCCGGCCGCGCGTGCCTCTCCCAGTGCCACGAGCCTTAGGTAGGTGCTCTCGGCGTGCGGCTCCCATTCCGCCCGCCGGTCATCATTGTGCCAGACCAGCGACACGCCGAACTCGACGTGGTAGCGGCGCATCAGGTCAAAGTCTCTCATCGCCAGGCCCGGCGCCTTGGTCAGCACGCGGATCGCCAGGCCGGCCTCGCCGAGGATATTGATTGCTTCCCGCGTGAGTTGTCGCTCCGCCTCGATCGGTTGGTACGGATCGCACGTGAAGCACAGCAGGATGGGTCCCGGCGCGCCGGGAGCACCGGCTTGCCGTGAGCTTGTCGAATCGGCAGCCAGCCTTGCGGCGTCCTTAACCAGTGCGTCCAGGATTCCCGGCCGGGGTGCGGGCCTGGCGAACTCTTCGCGGCCCATTCGCAGGCAGGCGGGGGCGTAGCAGTATTTGCAGCCATGTCCGCAGCCGCGGTAGAGGTTGCAGGCCAGTGGGGCGTATTCCGCCGCCGCCCCTCTTGGTTCATAGATTGCGTTCATGGGTTGCCGACTTCCTTGTACAGTTTCTCGCGGGCCTTGTCAAACCACTTCGGATCCAGCTCGATGCCGATGAATCGCCGGCCCAGCCGCATCGCGGCCAGGCCCGTGCTGCCGGCTCCCATGAACGGATCGACCACCGTGTCTCCGCGTTTGCTGTGCCAGACGATGAACGCCTTGGCCAGTTCCGGCGGCTTTTCGGTGGGGTGCTGGTCGTCGGTGGGGATCACCTTGCGGATCCCGTACTGGCCTGGTCGGATGATGTTCTCCACCCGCTTATGTCCGTACCAGCGGCACTTGCCGGGCACCTCGGCGACCAGCACGGTCTCATAGCTGCGGCGGTAGTGCCAGCCCATGCCCATCGGCCCCTTATCCCAAACCACCATCTGCTTGAACCGGAACACCTCATCCAGCCACAGGCTCCACCGGGCGAACTGCGGGTCGGGTCCGCCGCCGCCGCCGCAGCAGCAGCAGCAGCCCGAATTGAGCACCCGCCTCATCAGCGGCAGCGCGGCCCGGAAGATCTCGTTTGCCTCCGGGCCGTCGTTGTCGATCGGCCTGGCCGCCCCGGCCTTCCCGCGTCCGAGAGCCTCTTCCCGCCGCCCGATCAGATCCCCGTCGTTGTTGTTGTGCCCGAACGGCGGATCGGTAAACACCATCTCCGCGCAGCCCTCATCGAGCTGTGCCAGCACCTTCAGGCAGTCGCCCTTGTAGATTTCCACGCCGGGCCGTATCACCACCGGCCGCACTGCTGCCGTCTTCTTCGCCATGCTGTCCTCTGTCCCTTGTCCCCCGCTTCCGCGTTGTCCATTGTCAATTGTCCACTGTCAACTGAGCTTCAGCCTCCTCTTGATCTCCCTGACCACACGGTCGGGGTCATTGCCGACCTTAGCCTCGACGGCCGCCAGCCAGCGGTCGAACTCGACGCGGGGCAGCTCGAACTTCAGGTGTCCGACGATGACCAGGGCGATCCGTTCTCCGCGTTTTCGCGTGCCGCCCTCTCCCTCCCCCTCCTCGCCGTCGCCGCCGTCGTAAAGGCCCGCGTCCTTGAGCAGGTCCTGCATCTCCGCATCGGTAAACCCAACAGCCGCCAGGTCGTAGTCCGCCTCGTCGAGTTCCGCAAGCTGTGCCGCCAGCAGCTCCTCATCGAAATCGGACAGGTCGGTCGTGCGGTTGTCGGCGATGGCGTAGGCTTTCGCGTCTTGTTCGGCCAGTCCGCTCCGCACCGCGGCCAGCCGCGTCCAGCCGAGGGCCTTCGCGGCCGCCAGCAGGCCGTTGCCCTTGATGATGATCTTCTTCCCTTTGCGCAGCACAAAGACCGCCGGGGCCTGCTGGCCGAACTTTGCCAGGCTGGCCATGATGGCCTCGATGTTGCGATCCGGGTGTCGCCGGGCATTGTCGGGGTCCGCGTGGAGTTGCGTGATCGGCATCCCCAGCGGCATCAGTGCCGGGCTGATGCGTTCCCATTCTTTTCTGCTGGAGCAGAGGACGGAGCCGATTGCGGCATCTTCCTTGTCCCGAGCCAAGGTGCCGAGGGTCCGGGCCCCGGGGCGCATGGCCCTGAGGCGCCTCGCAGGTGATCGACCCCGGCCGCTCTTTTTCCCCGTCGGCGGTGCCGCCTTCCGTTTGCTCCCCTTCGCTGTCAACTGTCCGCTGTCAACTGTCAACTGCTTCATGGTTTCTCCCTTGCCGCCGTTGGCGGCGTTTATGTTTGGTTCTCCGCGTTCTCCGCGTCCTCTGCGTGACGCCTCGCCGTTTCTTTTCCTTCTGGCCGCCTTGACACTTCTGGCGTCCAGTGCCGCCCGCCAGTATTTTTTGCCGTTGGCTACGGCCTGGGGCCTGTTGTTGGCAAGCCAGGTGTCGTGGTTGTCCGCCATGTTGCGTCTCAGCCGCTCGGCCATCGTGATCGCCTCAAGGTTCTCGATGCGGCAGTCGAGGCTGTCGCGGTTGAGAAACCACAGGCACCAGCCCGCCGGCAGTCTGCCGCGTGCGCGTTCCCAGACCACCACGGCCAGGTATCGCCAGCGGCCGGCCTCGGGCCCGCCGTCGCGGACCTTGACGATCACGTGTGGGCGGCGTCGGTGTTTGTTGGCCGGGCGGATCAGGATTGCCCCGACGGGCCGGTATCGCCAGTTTCCCTTGCCGCGCTTGACGGCCAGGTTGCAGCCTGGCGCCGTCCGTTCGATCGTGTTGGTAGCCAGTAGCCGGTAGCCGGTAGCCGGTTGGGCCGCGGCTTGTTGGGCCCCGTCGGGCCTTGAGCATTGAGCATTGCTCATTGAGCATTTCCCCTCGCCACCACTACCGGCGCCTGGTCGTAGTGTCCGCAGGCTTTGCAGCGGACGTACCGCACGCGGCCGGCGTCTCGTTCGCGGTTGTATATTTCCCAGCAGCCGGCGGTGTTGCAGGCCGGGCATCGTTTGGCGGCCAGGACCTTGTTGAGTTCCGCCGATTCGAGCCGCTTGTATTGTTCGGCCGCCGCGTCGATCCGCCGTTTGTGGTGTTTGCCCGCCGTGGCCTCATCTCGGGCTTCCGTGCCGTCGTCGCTCATCGTGTTCTCCTGTTGGTGGTACGTTGTCCATTGTCCATTTTCCACTGTCCACTTCCCCGCCTACAGCGGCCTCGGCGTCCAGTCCTCGCCGCGGGCGTCGCGTCTCGCGTTCTCATCAATCCTGCCCTTGCCGGCCTGGCTCTCGGCCTGTTTGGCCGCCAGGTATTCATCGTCCGGCGGCAGCAGGTGGACGTAGCATGGGGGCATGTGGGCCAGGGCGATCTGGTAGGCTTCGCAGTCGCGGTAGTCGATGCGTGCCCCGCTGTGGATCCGTTTCCAGACCTCGACCATGTTTCGGCCTGGGCGGTCGGGCGCCTTGTGGATCGCGGCCATGTGCGCGTTGTACTCCTCGAAGCTGGCCTGCTGGTCCGGGCTGGGGCAGCGGTTGAGCAGCCACTTTTCCGGCTCCTCGGCGCCGCCGTCCTTGCGGGGGACGCCCTGGATGATCAGGCTGGCCAGTAGGTCGTTGCAGCGGTGCTTGTCGATCATCCAGGCGTGCAGGTCGACGACGGCGGTTTTCTGGCCGCTGGACATCGGGTTTTTCATCAGCCAGAACAGGTTGGGGCCTGGGTGGCTGGCGCCCTTGATAGCGCGTACGATGCCCTGGCGTGGGATCACATAGGAGTAAACTTGTTGTGTTCTGGTGGCGTCGAGCCAGCGGTCCTCGGTTCCGCCGGAGTCGATTGCCGCCTGGTCGATCCGTCGGGGCGGCACGATCCCGCCTTCGGTCGGCCACGTCTGGATAAACAGCAGTTGGTCGAGCTGGTTGAAGCTCATCAGCTTGCCGTGCCAGACTCTCTGGCTGCGTTCGCCGGCGCCCCACGCGCGGACGACGATGTAGAAGTGGTCTTGTTGGGTGTCGATGGTGGCCAGCAGGAGTTGGCACCAGGCCGGGACGATGCCCGCGTCGAGGGTTGCCCTGGCGACCTTGCCGGCGAAGACGCCGGCTTCGATGCGGCTGATGCGGAACTCGAACGGCTCGCCGGCCCGTTCCGTCCGCCAGTTGAAGGTCTTTTGCAGGTCGCCCTCGGCCCGCAGGAACTCCCCGACGATCGTGCCCCAGTGCATGAACAGGCTGTACCACGTGGCGATCTGGAAGCCGATGCGGGTCTCGTTTGGCCAGCGCTCGACCGTCTCGGCGTCGTCGTGGCGGTTTCCCCAGAAGTCGGTGACGAAGCCCTGCTCGGTGGTCCAGCGGCCGCGGCGGATGACGGCCGTTTTCTGCTGGTCGAAGACCCGGCCCGGGCAATGCTGGCACTGATACCAGATGAGGTGTTCGCGGCCGAAGGCCAGCACATCCGCCATGCGGCCCTTGGTGCGGGCGGTGGTCATGCGGTCGTGGATGTCGGCCAGCCAGACGATGCGGTTGGCGAGCTGGCCGGCGTCGATGAACCGCTCGACGTGTCCCTCATCCTCGTACTCGATGAGGCCGGCCGCGGCGGCCTTGCGTGCGGCGGCGAGCCAGCGTTCGATGTCGATGGGCTTGGCCCACTTGAACTGCGTCCAGATGAGGCGCTGGTATCGCCCGCAGTGCGGGCAGGGCACGTGGAAGTAGAGCGTGAAGCTGGCCTGGCCGATCATTTGGTGGACCTTGCCGCCGGTGGTCGTCGGCGTCGATCCGGCCAGCAGCAGGCGGCGGTCGGCGTAGGTGCTGATGCGGCTCTCGATGCGGCCGACCAGGTCCGGCTCGTCGCCGGCCCAGTCCTCCGTCTTGTCGAGCTCGTCGATGATGCCGACGGCGAAGAGCTTGCTGGCGGTGGAGGCCGAGCTGCCGGACCACATCAAGCCCAAGCGAAACCCGTTCATCAGCTCGATCGACTCGATGAGTGCGTCGCGTGAGGCCGAGCCGATCAGCTCTCGCAGGGCCTTGGTCCGGCGGAACATCGGCAGGATCTCGCCTTTGGTGACTTTGCGGCCCTCGTCGCGGTTCGGCAGCACCAGGCCGACGGGGCGCGGGTCGTAGTGCGCCCAGTAGCCGATGAGGTTGCGGAGGACCTCCGACCAGCCGATGCGTGCGCCCTTCTGGCAGATGGCCTGCACGCAGCCGGGGCGGGTGGGGATGTCCATCATGCCGCGGGCGTAGGGCGCGTTGTCGAGGCGGTACGGGCCGGGGATGCTGGAGCTTCCTTCGTGCAGCGTGCGGTGTCGCTGGGCCCACGCGCTTGGCCGCAGGGGCGGCGGCACGTGCCATGCCCGGCGTTCCGCCGGCGACCAGGTATCCGGCAGCGGCGGGGGGGGCCGCTTGTCTGGTTTAGCTCTCGCGATCACTTGCGAACTCCTCGCAGATTTGCAGGCACCGGGTGTGCAGTATCAACTCGGCCGAGTCGGCGTCCTGGCCGACAAGCGAATTAGCCAGGGACCGGCCCAGGCTCATTAGGGCCGCCTTGACCTCGTGTATCTGCCGCAGGCGCCGCTTCGTGCATTCCTGGACGTCGTGCAGGGTGCCGGCCTCGGCGAGCCGTCGCTGGCGTAGCAGCAGCGCCCTCTCGATGGTCGCCTGTGTGCGGGCCTTGAGCAGGATGTTTAGCCCCGCGCATTCTCCCGTGCCAGCCTCGAGGGCTTTGATCTTCTTGCGATATGCGGCCGCGGGGTCCGGTTTGAGCTGAATCTCGGCCCAAGCCTTCACCTTTTCCACGTCCCACGGCTTGGTTCGCGGGTCGCGGGAGAATGGCCAGTCACTGCGATCCACCCATTTGCGCACACTGGACTCGTTCCGCCCCATGTGTTTGGCCAGAGATCGAATCGACCTCGCCAGGGCGGCCCCCCTGCCGTGTGTTGCTCGCGGGACTCTCGTGCCGCCGCCGGCGGTGCCCGGCGGGCGTCCTGGTGACTTTTGTTTTTTTCTCTCGTGTCTAACCATAATCACGTGCGCCCCTGCGGCACTGCTTTTTCTAAATCCATTTTCACGCGAAAGACGGGCCTTACTGTGACC